TCTTGGGCGACCCCGTTGATGGCGACCATGACATGGTTTGGATCGCTGGACTTGAGACCGGAAATCGTGAAAGTGCGGAGCGTGCCGTTGCCGGTGAGGGTGGTTTTGGCGCTGGAGAGGAGACCGGCCTGCGGGAGGCCAAAATTCAGAACGGCGGTGTTGCCTGTGCCGGAGTTGGTGACGAATGGCTGTGTATTGCCGGAGACGGCTGAAACATCCCCGACTTGAACGAGGAGCGAGGGGTAGCTGACTCCCCCGCCGGGACCGCTCGCCTTGGCTTGCGCCTCGATGCCGTCGCCGCCATTGCGGGACGAGACGAGCTTGCTGCTCATCCATGCGGGCTTGATTCGGCCCTTGCGCTCGGTGCTGTCCCGGCGCATGGCGGGGTTTTTGCCGAGGATGTCGGTTTCTTTGGCGAGAAGCGCGGCCTTGTTGGCATCGCCGGTCAGAGGGACGGCGAGCTTGGAGGCGAGGCTGGCCGTGAGGAGGTCTATGAAGAGCGAGTCGAAGAGGGTGACCTCGGTGACCTTGCGGACATACTCCAAGGTGATGGCGCTGCCGAGCCAGACATCCCAATCCGTGGCCCAGCCGGAGGTGACGCCGGGTTGCTTGGTCGTGCTGGCGACTCGGCAGATATAAACCGCCGAGGCGCTGCTGACGACATTGCCGACCTCGTAGGCGCGGCCAACGACCCAGTCGGGAGCGCCGGAGTCGGCGTTAGAGAGGACAAAGTTGCCAGAGACCTCCCACGCCGCATCGCCGGTGGCGTAGTCTTGATCGTTCACCCGGAAGACGCGCAGGCAGTCGGACGGGATCGCGTAGCGGTAGGCCCACTTGTATTCCGGGCGCGGGAGGCTCTCGGCCACCGTGGTGGACTTCATCGCCCATGTCCACGATCCGGTGAGAAGAAGAGAGTCGCGCACCTGCGGGTAGAGCGACTTGGCAAGGAGCATCGCCTGCGAGGAGGGGCCGAACTGCTCGGCGGTTCCCACGCGCAGGATCGCTTGACGGCAAAGTTCGTCCTCGGTGAGCGTGCTGGACGGGCGGTCCTTGGCGGTGGCGAGAATGAGAGCCTTCACCGAGGGGCGCTGGACATTGGAGGAGAAAACCTCCGACATGTGGACAAAGAGTTCCTTGCTGCCGGTCAGCGGGAGCGCGAGGTTCGCGGCGAGCTTGGCCGAGAAGATTTCCACGAAGACCGCCGGAAACTTCGCGGAATCGGTGACATGGGCGATGTATTCGATCTGGGCGGGAGCGGCGAAATCGGTGTGGATAAATCCATTCACGATTTCCCACTTGGAAAAATTCTCATCCTCGTCGATTCCGTTGAGGCGGATCAGCCGCAGGAAGTCGGAGGGAACAGCGAACCGGCGGGCGTAGCCGAAGGCCGGGGGAGTCGCGTCGGCAGTGAGGGAGGCGAGCTTGCGGCAGAACTGCCAGTCGAACTCCGTCTGGAGTTCTTCCAAAGTCTGCGCGTAAAAGAGCGAGCAATACTGCGCCTGTGCGGTCGTGTCGGAGAGCAAGGTGATACGGGAATCACCGAGTCGGGCGAGAGCGAGGTTGCAGATTTGGATGTCTGTCATTGAAGCGCGGTCAGATCACAGATTGGAAAAAATGGGGTGGCAGACATTTCCCGGTCTGCCAGCGGGGTATGAACACTTAGAGGACTTCGTCGCAGGCGATCTCGACGACTTTCTTCTCTTCCATGCGGACAGCAGCGAGGCTGGCCACGGAGCGGATTTGAAGGGAGTGCGAGAGGTCGGGACGGACATCCATCATCGTTTTGAGTCCACGCTCGGCGAGGATCACGCCGCTCTTCACATACGCGAAGCAGGAGCGGATATCGGTGGCCAGCGGGAGCTGTTGGCTGCGGCGGAATTTGAAGCCCATGAAGGTGTTCAAAGTGCCGTCAACCAGGGCGCGAACCGAGTTGTAGTCTGCCGATGTCGCCTCGACCGTGCGGAGCAGGTCTTGCAACTGCTTGGCGGACACAACCATGATGCGCTCCTCCTCCTCGTCCACCTCGTTGGAGTCGAAGAGGAACTTCGCTGCGCGGAGTTTGGCGATGGTGAGGCCGGAGTTGGCGACTGCGCCACTTTCGACATAGTTGGCTGCGATCTTCTGGCCTGCGGGCAGGGTGGTGGCCGTCGTGCCGGTCGTGCCGGTGAAGGCTGTGCCGCCGAGGGCGTCGATGATGATCTTGTCGCAAGTGCGAGCGTAGGCTGCGCCATGGGATTGGATGATCGGGCTGGTGGGCAGCACGACCTCGCCGAGGAACTGCTCGTCGAACTCGTCAACGAGTTTGGCGCAGTCGTAGTTCAGCGGGCGAATCCAACGCTTGGCCATCGCTTGATCGGAGATGCGGGTGTCGCGGGAGCGATCCGTGATCTGCGTCATGGAGGTTGCGTCGAGCTGGTTGTAGGATTTCTCCTTCCCTTCGATGGAATCGAGGGTGACATATTCTTTCAGCTTGCTGTTTTTTTGCTGAACGAGGTGTTTCCAGTTGTGATCGAACTGGGTGGTGAAGTGATTGGGGATGTTCGTCAGAACTCCGTTTTGATCGGCCATTTTAGTCTCCTTTGGTTTTTGGTGAGTTGGGTATCAGTCGAAACTGATGGTTTGTTGCTCCCTTCGCTTCCGAGTGTCCCGATTGGGGTCTTCGACGGCGGGTATTAGGGAGCAGGCTCACAAAGGAGGTGTCTGCTCTGACGAAGTTGACATTACCGCCCGTGCGGTATCAGTCAAAACTTTTTTTCTAAAAAATTAGCGGGGCCGAGAATCGAACTCAGAACTCCAGATTATGAAACTGGTGTGATACCTTTTCACTACCCCGCAGTTTTTTTATCCCTGCTTGAGCAGAGATCTGACCAATGCAGCGGCCTCGCGGTCGCCTTCCATGTAGCGTTTGTGCCAAGTGTTGTCGGGATTTGACATGATGTCCTTGGCGCGGGCTGCGCCGGTCATAAACTCTGTGCCGCCCATCGAGCGACCGACCTTGTCCTCGCTCATCATTTGCGCCATGCAGACAAATCCGCGAACGACTTCGGGATCGCTGAACCCGTGCGAGTTCGCATCCACCTTGGCAATCTTCGCGGCCTGCTTGGCGAGGCCGATGTTCTTTCCGTAATCATTCCCCCACTCTTTTTGAAGCGTCTGCACAGCCTCGGTGCGTTGCTTCTCAAAGGTGGCTTGAATGGCCTCCATCTTGAACATCTCGGTCTTTGCGTGTTGGGCAACGAGTTCCTTCATGGCCGATGGCGGGATGCCGTGCTTGTGCGCGATCTCGGCATAGGGCTTCGCCATGTCGTCGTTCCATGTCATGCCATCCGGCAGGGTTTCCGGAGCGAGCTTGTATTCGTCGAGGGACTCCGGAACGCCCATGGCGCGGCGGAATGCGGCGACCTCTTCGGGCGAGGATTTCTCGTTTGGGACGCCGAGCTTTTTTCCGATGAGGGCATTCGCGTTGGCGAGCGCCTTGGCCATGTCGGGAACGCTTTTGTATTTCGCCAGCGTGTCCTTGTAGGCAGCAGAATCCTCCGGGAGGTTGTTCGTCCACCCTTCTCCGAATGTGCCGTCCGGGGTTACCCAAGGAGTCGAGGGTTGCGTCGTAGTTTCCGCAGCGGTGGGCTGCGCCTGTGCCTCCGGAGAGGCGCTTGCGTTATCGGCTGCGGCGAGAAGCGAGGTCTCGCCGGAGGTGTTGATGGTGTCTTCCATAAATGGTATCAGTCAAAACTGCACGCCTACGGATGCGGGTGGTAGCCAAGATGGGTGCGGCGTCCGGCGTAGCGGATCGCGAATTCCTGCGGATGATGGTCGCGCATCCACTCGACATAGGCGGGCGTCTTGTCGCCGAGCATCTGCTCCATCTCTGGTGCGGGCGGGATGTTTTTCGGTGCGGGCTTGGAATCGGGTTTCTTGCTCATTTTTTCACTTTGCGTTTGGGGGCTTCGATGTCGCCGTCTGCGAGGACCGGCCTGCGGAGCATCGCTTCAATGTGAAGGACAACGCCTCGCTGGCCATCGCGCAGGGCGGCAACCACAGGATTGAAATCATAACCAGGCAGGAAGACCTGCGAGTCGGTGGCGAACTGCGCCTTCATGTCAGCGATGACCATCTGGCCGTCCTTGTTGGCGAAGACACGGTGGTAGGCGTTCGTGATCTTCTGACGCTCGCGTTCGCGCCGGAGGGCTGCGGCTTTGTCTTCGGGGGCCATCATGCGGTCATGCCGGGGAGCATTTGGGCCAGAGCAGAATCCTGCTTCACGCTGCCTGCTTTGCCGAGGGCGCTCGCGGCCCGCTCCATCTGCTCGGCCTGCATGGCTTGCTGTTGGGCTTGGGCGCGGGCGGCACGGGTTTGCGCGACCATGTCCTCGTCGAGAAGCCAGCGGGCAGGCAGTCCATCGTTGCGGGCCATGTCGCGGGTGATCTCGTCAAAGTCGAAATTGTCGAGCATCTCCGGCTTGATCTGCACATAAGGCAGGAGCATCTCGCTGGTGCGAATGAAGGCGGCGTTTTCGAGGAATTTGATCGCAAGCGCGATTCGCGAGTTGTAGGCGACATCCGGCTCCGGGATGACTCCGATCATCTGGAGCGCCTGCGGAGGCGGTGGGAACTTGCCAGCACGGGCCAAGATCGCAAAGACCCGGCGAAGGAGCGGATTGAATAGCTCGGTCGTGAGGCGGGCGAATGTTGGGGAAAATTGGATGAGTTTCTCGCTGGCGCGTTCGGCCACTTCGCGGGCGGTCATCTGCTTTTGCAACTGCGCGAACATTTGAAAGAGGTCCACATGGAAGGCTTCGTTGATCGCCTTGCGCTTGTGTTCCGCCCGCTCGACGCCGATGTCGTAGCGTCCGCCGGTTCCCCACTCTTTCGGTGTGGCCTGCGGATTGTTTGGGTCGAAGTAGGTCACGCCACCGGCGCGGAGGTCGATGTCTCCATCGAACCCGGCGGGGATCAAGATGCGAGGGAACGCATGAATCTCAGCGAGCGAGTCGAGTTGCTTTTCAAGGAAGTTAAGTTGCTTGCACTCTGGCAAAGCGGTCCAGCTTGGGCTGTAGCCATAGCATTCGGAGTTCTTCCATTTGAGGTAGCGGGTGACGAAGAATGGCTGCTCATCGAAGCCGGAGGACAGGAAGACATGCTTGGATGCCTTGTCCACATAGATCGAGGCGTAGGGCTTGTTCTCGGCATCGCGCTTGCCCATCTCGATCTCGCCCGGTCCACGGGGAGCGATCAAGTGGACGCACGCGAACTTGCGGTTGGAGTTCGGCTTTTCGAGTTCCTTCCGCATGGCGTCGGTGAGGTTCTCGACTCCGAACTTGAGCGCGGCCTGCCGTGCGGTCATCTCATACTCGCGGGAGAGTGTATCCACATAGCCTTCGTCGTCCTCGGAAACCGCAAAGGTTCCAAGGTCGAGCTTGGTGAAATTGAGGGCGTTGTTCTTGCCCTGCTCGGCGAGGATCGCCGCCGTTCCGAATGCGCCACGGTCGAGGTAGAGTTCGTGAATCTCGGTGTAGAAATTGGACCGGCTGAGTTCGGCCTGCATGACTTCGGTGCAACGCTTGAACCATTGTTCGATCTCGTCTTCGCTCTCCATCGCCTTGGGCGGCTCCAGAGAGAACCAGCGGCTTTCGAGCGGGGTCATCCAACTCAGTTGCCCATTGGCCAAAACGAGATTGGCGCGGACTGCGGTCGCATCGAAGAGTTGTGCCTCGTCGTCTGTGGTGGGCGATGTCGTCGCATTGAACATCGACGCCTTGCGCGGCATGACATACTTGGCGATGTCCTCCCAAAGCGACTCCCATGTCGCCCGTTGGTGGACCATTTCAGCGTGGCGCTGAAGAACCTTGTCGGCGAGTTCGGGTTTGTTGCCGGTCATTGGGTATCAGTCAAAACAGCATCAACCGAGGGTCGAGTAGCCGGTCGTCATAGGGGCTTGGCTGGATTCCCCAGCGAGGATCGATTTGCGGAGACCTTTGCGCTTGGCCACTTCCGAAGCCATGTCGGCTTGCGGGTTGCCGGGATCGACTTGTGCGGCGGGCGCGGGCCTATTGGCCTCGGCTTGGCGCTTCATCTCCTCAAGTTGGGCGTTCTGCGCTGCGAGAGCGTCTTTGCGCTGTTGCTCCATGATGCTGATTTGCTGTTGCTGCGCGGCGGCTTGAGCGGCGGCTTGAGCGGCGGCCTGCTGTTGCGCCTGCTGCTGGGCTGTGGACTGCTTGGCCGCAGCCTGCTGCATGCGCTGCTGCTCGGCCTTTGCGGCTTGCTGCTCTTGATTGCTTGGGCCTTTGCGTCCGCCTCCTCCAAACCATGCTAAACAGGTGGAGAGGATGGGATTTTCGGAGTGGTCAGTGAGTCGCATCGCTTATGGAGTTTTGAGGTTTCGTAGACTCGGAGCGGGCGGTCTCGCCGACTCCATGCGATGTAAGGCAACCGATATGGCGCGAAGTTGCAAGGATTATTTTGAAAGATACCACAATATATTGTGATCAGCCAGCAGTTCTGACACAACCTGTGGTATGTGTGCGCGGCATCGCGCCAGCGTTCGTCGGGGTCGTGGATGTCCACCGGGCGGGCGAGCATGAAGAAGTCCTCGGTGTTGATGACGACGCCATGCCATGCGGTCAATTCAACCTCCTCGGCGAAGGATCGCGGCTGCGGGTAGCGCCTGTAGAGATCAATGATTTGGAGTTCCATTACGCGTTTCATCGGCGGACCTTCCCGAATCCCCCACCCCGGAATCCTGCCATGACTCTGGTTGCTTCGTGCCGCTCGGCCTTCCGAGGGATCGCGCTGCGGTCGATGACCATGCCTCGTTTGATAGCTTGGTGCGAGAGGCTGAACGCATCGGAGTAGTGACTGCTCCAGTCATGCACCGGCACATCCTTGATGGTCAGCCCATCGCGCTCCTCCTTGGAGTGGTAGGCATCGAGCGCATCGAGTCCATCGACGCACCCCCCCTCATTGAAATGAATGCGCGGGAAGGCATCGTTGGCCAAGTTGATGCCATCCCACACGGAAAGCTGGCGAGGCACGGGAATGACGCCGGTGAGACCGCTGCGGCCCAGCGCCTCCTGCCAGAGTCCACCAACCTCCGCTGCGGCATCGTGTGGTATGAAGTGTCCACCATAAGCATACTGCTTGTCCTTAAGTCGTGCGGCCCAGTCCGCTGGCGTCTTGCACTCATCGGAGCCGGAGAGCGCCTCCAGATAGTTGAGCCGGTCGCCAACTTGTTGCCAGACCCAGACCTTCTGGTTGAGCGGAGCGCCAACATCCCAGCTTGTGTATGTCGGAAGCTCCTTGAACCAAAGGATGTCGTTGCTGATGCGCTTCTCGGCGCGGGCCTTTTCGAGGCTGCGGACATAGATCGCGCCGGGGCGACCGATGTTAAAGCTGCATTCGTATTCCTGTGCAAAGGCGTTCTCGGTTGTGCCTCTCCGGATGTCCTTGAGTTCTTCGTCGGGAATGATCCCGCTCTCGCTGGCCTTCAGCATGAGCGTGAACCAATCGTTGTCCGCACACGCCAGGTTCCATTGCCTCCAGAAGGAATTCCTGCCCTTGGGCGTTCCAACCCATGTCGCCCAGCCCATGTAGTCAGTGAGTGTGGGCCGGATGACATTGTCCCATGCCGCTGGATCGAGGTCGGCGGCTTCGTCCATCACGACGCCATCGAGGTAGATGCCTCGCAGGCGCTCGTAGGCTTCGCCGGAGTAGAGCCGAATCGTAGCCTGGTTGTGAAATGTGATCTGCAAATCCGCCTTGTTCACGACCACGCCGGGGATTTGAGAGGTGAACTGGACAAGGTATTTCCAAGCGATGTCCTTTGCTTGCTCGCGGGTCGGAGCCACATAGGCGTAGCGGAGCGGCGGGCCGCTGCGCTTGTGGGTGAAGACCTTTGCGATGAGGTCTTGGATGCAGACGAAGCTCTTCCCGGCGCGTCGGTGCAGGACCATCACCGACCAGCGTTGGCTGCGCTTGAGGTAGCCCGCCAACTGCTGGCGCGGAACGATGTCGATGTTAAGCGCCACCTATTTTCACATTGATGTCGAGCAGACCGTAGAGGTCTACCTTCTCCGGCTCGTTCCACCCCATGGCCTTTGCGAGCATCTCGCCATATTTGGCGGTGACCGCTGAATCCGGTGGCATTTCCATGAATCGGTCGCGGAGCGTTTCGAGGTAAATCTCGCGCTTGTAGCTCATCTTGGCAACGGCTTTGGCACGGAGTTCGTCCACCCGTTTGGCTATTTCATCATTTTTCATCAGCCGCTCGCCGTTTTGTCCGGCTCCCTTTTCAGAGTAACCGGCTTTGACATAGGCTTGCGTGAGCGAGAGACCGCTTGCGTAGGCCTGGCAGAATGCTTCTTGTTTCGGGTTGATTTTCATGTGGTAATGGTATCAGTCAAAATTGGTCTTGACAAGGTTTCGGTTTTTCCCCCTTATAATCCCCCTGTTGTTGTTTGTCTAAAGGTAATTCGGATAGAAGTTCCTTCTTCGGATTTTGTTTTGGCCTTAATTTGTCGGAACGAGATTTCAACTGACGCCGGATCGTCGTCTGGAATGAGTCCTCTTCTTCGGATGGCGTCGATGAGGAATTTGCATCCGCCAGCAAGGTTATCAGCATCGAGTGGGTGGCAGGAGATGCGAGTAATGCGGAGTCCAAATGCTGGCTGGTCCTTTGCTTCTCTTTGGACAGAGTCGTCCAGTGTTTGCCGAGGAGTCGATTCAGGCTTGGGGTGAGGAATTCTGGGAGCCACAGATTCAGCATGTGCAAACGAGCCGTCTGGTTTTTCAGTGTATCCAAGTTTTGCGAGTTGTTCATGCGTCCAATTCATTGCTTGAGATTTTGAGCCACCGGGCGAGAGCGGAGGTGATTTGATTGGGGTTTTGGTTTTCATGCCAGCCAAGGCAGTGACTGGCAGTCATCGCGAACTCGGAGGCGACTTCCTTTATGTCGTCTCGCTCCTTGCGAACGGCGATAAGTTCGGAAAGCAGAAATTGGTTAAGGCGAACCGTTTTGCTAATGCCTTTGCTGGATGCTTTTAAAAATTCACGCGCCTCATCGCGCTCGCGCTCCATTTGTCGAGCGTGGTGCAGCATCTCCTCTAAATAAATGAGATTGCCGGGGTTCTCGTCCAGTAGGCGCTCGTAGAGCGCATCAGTTTTTGGTGTGTTCAAAATAGTTTTGTGTTCTTTTTGCGCTTCGCTTCGATTTCCTGCCGCTCCGGGGTTGCTGTCCAGAATCGGTTGCAGGCTTCGCTGATCTGCCGCGAGAGCAGCAGCCACCAAAGGTCTTCAAGGTTGGAGCCGCAGGTTTTTGTCCCTGCGGCCCCTTGGGCGATGCGTCCTCGATTAAAACGGTATTTCGTCATCGGTTGGGGTTGCGGTGCGTGCTGCGAGGATCCGCTCGTTGAGGGTGGCGAGCCGGTCAGCCGGGAGCGCCTGCGGAGCGGAGCCAATCGGGTTGAGCCATTTGACTTTTTGCCGCACCTTGCCGTCCTCTCCCTCCTCGGACTCGACCGTGATCCGGCACTGCTTGCCGAGAAATGGAACCTTGCCAGCGTTGAGCGATGGGATGTCCCACTCCCGGCCAAACGCCTCGTCGAGCGTCTTCGCGGTGCGCTCTGCGGCCTTCTCCGAGAGCCAGCCCTGCCAGACGATTTCGCGCCCGTGCTGGTCGCCTTCATCGTCAATGAGGAGCGGGATGCGGATGAAATCCGTGCCGGTCTTCGTTGTTCCAAGCCATCCGTTGCCGGGGGCTTTTACCTTCGCCGTGTATTTGCCTTCGGCGGTCACATAGCGGTTCTGTTTGTCTGCGAGTTCGTGTGTCATGTGTTGATTATTTTTGTGAACTCCGAAATCCGACGGAGGATCGGCTCGCCACGGTCGGACGAGAGCATTTTTCTGAGGTCGCCCTTGGCGGCGTTGGCCGTCCAAATGATGGGCAGTTCGTGGGAGGATCGGTGTTCCAGCAAGTCGAAGAGTTCCAGTTCCGACCGCTCGGTGAATTTGTTTTTGCCGAGGTCATCGAGCAGGAGAACCTTCGTGCGGCGACAGCGGGTGAGTGTGTCTTCGGCCAGAGCTTTAGCCTGGTTGTTGTCGTGCCACTGGTCGGCACAGGCTTTGGCGAATGCCGTGGCCGTTACGCCGAAGACTCGAAGCCCGCTCATGTAGAGGCGCTTGAGCAGCATCCACGCCGCACGCGTCTTGCCGCAGCCCGCAGGTCCGACAAGACCGATTCCAACCGGATTATACTGCCATGCCTCGCATTCGCGCAGGAAGGCCGCTGGAATGCGTTCGGGATCGCTTTGGCGGTAGAGTGGTGGACAGAGGGCATTGAACGCCTCCTGCCGCCTCTCCTGCTCCTCGGAGGCTTGTTCCTGCTGGAGCTTGGTGATGCGATTGAGATCGCAGTCGTCGCACAGGATTCGCACATTCGGGAAGTAGCGGCTGAAATCTTCGCTCGGCGCGGCCACCAAGTTGAAGCACGACTCGGTCGCGCAGCATTGAATCGTGGCTACCATTGCTCGACCTCCTCGACCTTGGCCGGTTGCAGCTTCGGACTCGCCTTCTTGAGCCAACCCACAAACCCGCTGCGGTTCGCCGAAGTGCCTTTCCGTTGGCAAAATGCCATGAAAGACACCCGCTCCCCGGCCACATCCCGGTCGGCGAACTGCCGCTGAAGATTCGCGAGCCACGTTTCGTCATCCGGCAGGTCGTTTGGTCCACCGCCTACGACCTCGCCTCCGTCTCCGCATCCGTCTCCGTCTCCGTCTCCGTCTCCGTCTCCGCCTACGGGTGCATATGCTTCGCGTGTGCTACTCATCTGCGTAGCATCTGCTACGCACTTGCTTGTCGGTTGCGGGAACTTGCTCGCCTTTGCTCGCGCTTGCTGGCGAAAGTTAATCACCTCAAGGTATCGCTTTCCGTCCTCTGCCGGATACACACTTATGAGAGCCGCTTTTTCTGTCGCCAGAATCCACTTCTCCACATCCGCATCGGATACCTTGTCGAGCGCCAGCGGGTAGCAGGCGGCCCGGATCAACTTTGCATTCGCATGGTAACGACCAAAATCGTCCACCACACTCATCAAGCGCCGGTAAAAAACCTCCTCACCCCAGCCAAGGAGGTTCACCCGCTCGCTCGTCAATATGCGCTCTCTTAAAATTCGGTTTGGCATTACGCTCCTGTGTAGACAGCCAGCACCCGGCAATGGGCGCTGGCCCGCTTCGCCTTGCGGTAGTAGAGAGGGACGATGATTTTCGCCCTCAACGCTGCCGCGAATCTGGCTCCCCAAGCGTTCGGGTGGGGTGGATCACCCACCCACGCCCGGACATCCTCGGCGGTAAATTCCACCTTGTTGCTGGCAAGCCAGCTGATGATGGCATCGGTCTGCTCTTTCCAGTCGGTTGGCGTGTTGGCATCCACCGCGATGATGCCCCGCTCGCGCAGTTCTTCGCCGGTCATTCTGCTTTCCTCCCCTTCTTTGGCTTGTCTACGACGAGCTTCACGATCTCCTTGCCGACGATGGCCTGCTTCTCCTGCACCTCCACACCCATCTTCGCGCACCATTCGCGGAACTTCGTGCCGGTCATCTTGCCGCCGCAGTTGGCGACGAGATCATCGAGACCGCTCCTCCCGGCGACTGCCGCCGAGACGATGGCGATCCGGTTGAAATGCTCGCGACCGGCCTCCTTCTGGAGTTTCCAACCCGGCACGACCTCCTTCTTCATCAGCGCCTTGGCCTTTGTTTTGAGATCATCCACGAAATCCTCAAAGATTGCGTTCGTCGTGAGAAAAGCCCCCAGTCTCTCCGGGTCTGCCAGCAACCCGGACTTGAGCGCCTCCAGCGACACGCCAGACTCAACCACTGCCAGCGTGTCCACCACCGGAGTCGTGCGGGCGCGGCAGGTATCCGCCTTTTTACACCAGTTGCAATATTCGCACGGGGTGGGCTGTGCATTGGGATCGTTCACCGCCTCCAGCACTCCATCCACCACCGCCTTCGCGGTCGCGTAGTTGAACTCGATGCGCGTGAATTCCCGCTGGTCGCTGAAGAGCAGGCAGCATGTCCATGTCGCGTTGAACGAGCGATCCATGTTTCCCAGCGCATACGCCGCCATCTGCTCGTAGTAGGATCGAATCTGCCCCGTCTTGAGGTCGAAGCTAATGGCCTCGTCCTCGCAGCGGGCATCCTCGGTTCCAATATGGTCGAGACCGGGAGTCTTAACCTTTAGGTTAACCTCGTCGGCGATGATCTCGCCGCCGTCCGCCAGATCGCGGACCGTGTCCACCGCCCACATCACGGACTCCTGCTCCTCGGTGGAAAGCTCCACCGGCACAGGTTGTCCCATCAGAAACGCACGGAACGCCGCATCGAGGCGACTCCCCCGCTCCGCAGCCGAACCGGCCACGGGATTGCTTTCATATTTCGCGCACTGCGCCAGCTTCGGCAGGGCTGAATGTCGAATCGCGCTCATTATGCGACCTCCTTCAGCGGAGGTTTCGGGAACGGCATCCAGTGGGTCACCTCAATTTTTACGGTTCCGCCACTTATCCAATGCCAGTCTTGCCCGTGATCATATCCGCCTCCCACCTCGCCATCCTCAGTCGCGATGATGACATCGGTGTCGATGTCCGGCATCGATACATCCACATTGGTCCAATTGCCATGGGTGGGCTGGTCCCACGCCGACCAATCTTTCGCCAGTGGCGCGCTCATTATTTGACCTCCTTCAGCACTGCATCCAAGAAGCGTGGCGTGTTCGACAGCACCCGGTTGCGGTAGCCCTCATCCGTCATGTCACGGAAGGTCTGACCCTCGCTGATCTGCCCATTGGCGATGAGGAAGGTGTTGACATTTGCCTCATGCTCGAAAATGCGCTTCTCCAATGTCAGCGCCCACTCTGGCTCTGAGGTATCATTTGATACCACCTCGGCGGGAATCGTCTGCTCCGTCTCGCGCACCGCAATCACCATCTCCCCGTCCACATTTTCAAGCGTGATGGCTGGAGCGATCACTTCGATCACCTCGGCCTTCGGAGTTACCGACCGCACAGCCCGTGGTGCGTCGAATTCGCCGACCTCTTCGGGTGTATACATCCCGTTGAGAACCGCAGGGAATGTCGCACGGACCCCCTCGCTGATCACCCTCGCCCGCAGCATCTGCCGAGGATACGAGCGCCAGTTGTCCTTGCCGCCCAGCCCAGCCGCCTTGGCGCGGGCCATGTCCCAGTCGATGCGGAGCGATCCGCCCGCAGAGTGCGTAAAGGTCGCGGAAACTTTCTCGTTGGTATGGTCGTGCCACTCGACACGCCCGCCCGATTGCTGGAACCTCGCCAGCATCGAGTCGGCCTTCAGAGAGGCGCGGCCTTGGATGATATGGTAGTCGCTGGCCACCGATCCGGGATGACGCCCCTCGGAGGTCGCCACGATCATCAGCGCCAAAGCCTGGTCTGGAGTCTTCATGCCGAAGAGACCGCTTTTCACGATGGCGTTTGCCATCACCTGCATGTCGCCGAGGGCGACCGATTGTGTGTTGACTTGTGTAGTCAGTTGTGTGTTACTCATTTTGTTATTACTGCTTTTCTTGTGGTTTAACACTGCCCCGTTGGATTGCCGTCCTTCGGGGCCGCTTTTTGTGGTGAGGATCTTTAGTCCTCGAAATCTTCAAATTCTTCCCAACGCCGACGCCGCTCGTCATGCCGCCGGAATCTCGCGAGAATGTCCGCCTGCCCCAGCCGGTAGCTGGCGAAGCAAGAACCGAGCGTGAGAAGGGCGATAGCGATGCCCAGATTCGCACTCATTTCGTCACCCCCCATGTAAAGAGCGCCAAGAGCGCCACCGGACCGAGAGCCTTGATCGCCTCCCAAATCGACTGGAGTAGCCAGAGAGATTCTTGGTGGCTCATTTGGATGCCCTCCTGCGGTTGGTGGTCTTGATTTTCCGAAGGCGATACCAGTTCTCTAATACGGCCCTCGAAATGCGGTGGCCAACCCGATTGCCGAATGGCTTCGACGCTTCGATGGTTCCGGCATCCAAGAGCCGGTAGATTGTTTTTGTAGAGACGCCCAAAAGGGTCGCCGCCTCGGTGGTTGTGATTTCGTCGCTCATGCAGCCTTTCTTTTGGTTGCGGGGTTCACCTTATTTTGATAGGGGGTGGTTATACACCCGTCGGCAAAAAAAAGTCGGCGAACATACGATGACAATGACCTGCCCTCTTCCTTCGCCGCTTTCTTGAGAATTTCGACCTCGTTAGCCTCAAGATAGAGACCAACAGAGACCAGACTACTTTTGCTTTTTGTTATGCTCATAAATTTTTTCTTTGAGAACTTCAGTCATGGACAGGCCACGCTCTTTGGCCAATTGTTGCAGGATCGCCTTCTCCTCTGGAGTCAACCAGACGGCGATCTGCTTTTTCCCTTTTGCTCTTTTGCTTGGCACATCCACAACTTTGCAGGTGTATAACCACCCGTCAACAGCAATTCTCAAAAAAAATTCAATAAGGTGTTCACCTACCCAAAAAAATACTTGACATCCGCATGGAAACAAGCGCAGCGGGCAGAAAAAAATTTTCACCCGCATAGACAAAGGCTCCGCAAGCGTCACGCTTTTCACTCACTCAAAACCGAAACATCCAACCCAACCGCAGACCCGCATGAATGCTGGCTTTAATTCACATTGTGATTTTTTGAATTCCATCAGAATGTGCAATGAGTTGCTTGGAAAGAGGGCGAGTAGTCAATTGGGCTAAAAAAATCTGAACCCCCTCACGCCTGGCCAATTTGATAGCAGGAATCATGTCGGCATCGTTTGAAAACAGGACAATCCGATCAACGATACGCTTGAACGCAAGCGAGGCCACATCGATTCCTATCTTCATGTCCACTCCCTTTTGTTTGAAATTTGGATGCATATCGTCTTCGGTCATCTTCGATACAGCTCCACTTTGAAGGGAATTCTTGAATGTTGGCCTGATATCCCAACCCTGCATTTTCAATTCGCCAAGGCGCAATGCCACAAACTCTTCTTGTTCCATGGCATCCAAAAACTTGTTTCTTCCAGCAAACGCTGGTTTTTTAGTGAAATCATCCGATGCCCCAGATATCGGATTCGTAACAATACCATCAAAAGGTCTGCAATCGTAATAAAAAATCCGATATAAATCCTCGGTTTCCAGGAGAGTGCTTTTTGCAGAAGTGCAAACTTGTTTTGCACTTGGCCATTTTACGGAGATTTGATCAGCCAGTCCTTTCAAGAACCATCCTGCATCAATCAAAAGAGCAGTTTTTTTCATAGGCAAATAAGAAACGCCCGCAGTCCCATGAAAGAGACTGCGGGCTGGTTTGTGTGCCCGCCTACGGGCGTAACGGAATATGAAGTCAATCTGAACAATTCTGCCTTCATCACAAGAAAAAAATCACAACTCTATTTTTCTCGTTTGGAAAAAGACTCCAGAGCTTGCCCCATATCCCTGCCGACCGCAGCAAAATCCCTTCCGATCGCCTCCCAGTCCGAGGCCAGCGCCTCCTCATCCGTCTTTTTCAATACCGCTTCCCTTGGCTGGATTCCCATCACATACCCAAATCCTTCAAAAAGAGACTGGAATCCAGACTTTAAACTTTGCACGAAATCAATCTGTCTGTGTCCGGGGCCGGGTGCAAGTCGGGAGTTTTCTACCGATAAATTTCAACTCCGAAATTTAAGCCGGATACATTTCTCACTGTGGCATCAATCTCATCTGGAACATAAATGGCGCGAATTTCGACGGCGATCCATACCAAAACTACCAGCAGTAGAATTTTAAAAACAATATCGAAATGCTCTTTCATATCTTCACCTTCTTTGCCCGATTCTCCAGCACTCTGGCAATCACCTTCTCACGATTTCGCTGATACCAGTCCGCTTTCCGCATGGCCTCGGCCTCTTTGAATTTGTCATCGGTCGCATACTTTTTTGTGTATTGCCGCGCCATGAATTTCTTCTGCGTTTTTTTATTCGCGTAAGGCATAGGTCAAATCCCCCACCACGCTTGTGCGTCCGCTCTGGCAGCGGGAACAGCGTAGACTCGTTGCACCATCGCGGGACTGGAATGTCCCATTTGAAATGCCGTCAGAGGTGCGCTCTTGCACCGCGCCAAGTGGTAGGTCGCGAACGAATGCCGCAGCGAGTTCTCCGGAAACCCATCCCATCCCAGCTTCGCCGCCAGCCGCCTGCGCTCCTCGTAGAACGCCCGCGCACTCCCCGGCACGATCCGACCCTTCTTGCCGGTGAAGAATTCTTTTCGACTGATCATCGGCTCCGTGAAATCCACGATCCGGTCCATCATGCCGTCATGCTGCTTGGAGACCTCCGGGCGCACATAAACCTGCCCCGCCTCCGAGTTGATATCCTCCCAGTCCATCCGCTGAACCTCAATGCTCCGCAGGCCCGCGAACCCGCCCAGCAGAATCGAAGCCCGCATCGAATCGCTCATCTCCGCATCCAGCAGTTCGCGCATCTCACCGGCATCGAGAATATCTTTTCGAGACCGCGCCCTTGCGCAGTCCACCGCTCGGAAAGGCGACCGATCCAGCAGGTCCATCTTCACGCACCAGTTGAAGAAAAGCCGCACATAGCGGTAGACCGTGGCCCGCTGCGTATCCGATCCCGGAATCTTCGCGAACCACTGAACCATCATCACCGGCGACACCGCTTTTAGTTGGCACTGGAAATCCCGCACCAGCCACTTCCCCACCTTCTCCACCTTCTCTCGGTGAGACTTCGACCTGTCTTGGAAAAGTGCCACAAACATTGCCACAACCCGCTCCATCGTCGGGCCGTCCTCCCCCTCCAAAGCATCCGTCCCACCCTTCTGGAGCTTGGCCAACAACCTCGGACCCTCCGTCCAAGCCTGCGCCTCCGTAGGATAAAAGAATCGAAGCCTGCGCCCCGCCAGCGATTTTGGTATAGTCAGAACCCAAGGCGAAGTCCTGCGCGACCGATCTTCTGTAACTCTGTAAGACATAACTGGACAAACCTTGTGGCAGTTGTGGCATTCCCGCAACCTTTATTTGTCTTTTTGAGTCCAACCTTGTCCCGCAATGTCCAGACACGAAAAACCCGCAGAGCCGTTACTAATGGGCCTCTGCGGGTTGATATCTAAAAAACTACCGGCGGTCGGGATCGAACCGACACTCCTTGCGGAACGCGATTTTGAGTCGCGCGCGTCTGCCAATTCCGCCACGCCGGCTACTGTTCCTAAAAGTAGAGAAATCTGGGTTTCTGGCAATCACGAATTCCACACATCTGCGTGAAATTTAATCCAAGAGAGCACGGCGCACCATGTCCAAGGCGGCTTGGGTGGCGAGTTGTTTGAATGTGGTGCGGTCCACCGGGAACGAGAAATTCTGGCAAAGAGTGGGT